CATTAAGATCGGATTTAATTATTCCTGAGGTGTTTACTCCCTACTTGATCGAAGCGACAACACAAACTGACAGCTTCCTACAGAGTGGGGTAGTGCAACCTTTGGCAGAATTAAATTTATCCGCAGAACGTGGTGGGGACTTCGTTAAGCTCCCTTTTTATAAAGCAAATTTATCTGGAGATTTTGAAGTCTTAACAGATTCAACATCATTAACACCTAGCAAGATCACTGCTGACAACCAAATTGGAGTTGTACTTCATAGAGGTAGAGCTTTCAGTTCTAGAGATTTAGCTTCACTTGCAGTAGGTGGTGGCATAGATCCTATGGCTGCTATTGCTCAGAAGATGGCTGCTTATGTAAACAACCAAAAGCAAAAGGATTTATATTCTTGCTTAACTGGTGCATTTGGATCTATCAACGCAAACTCAAGTAGTTCAGCTTTATTTGATTTAACAATCGACAGTGAGTCAGGTGATTCTCCTACAGTATTAAGCCCTCGTCATATCGCAAGAGCAAAATCTAAGCTTGGAGATCAGGGCGGCAAGCTTACAGCAATAGCAATGCACTCTAATGTTTATGGTGACTTGTTAGAGCGTAATATGATTGATCGTATTTACGACAACACTGGTGCACCAGATTCAGACGCAACAGGTGGTAGCACAACAAGAGCTTTTGATGGCCCTAATGTTGTTGAGACATTTGGTGGACTTAGAATAATCGTAAGTGACGATATTCCAACCACAGGTTCTGGAGCTTCAACTGAGTATTCAACATTCTTCTTTACACAAGGGGCAGTTGTTACAGGTGAGCAAGCACCAATCAGAACACAAACAGATAGAGACATTCTTGCTCTTGAGGAAGCAATGGCAGTGGATCTCCACTATATCTATCACCCAGTAGGTCTTAAGTACGCAGTTTCAACAGTTAATCCAAGCAGAACAGTTTTGGAGACAGTTGGTTCATGGTCGAAAGTGTACGAGACAAAGAATATCGGGATAGTAAGGGCTACTAACGTAAGTAACCAAGACTAGCCTAAAACCCTTTGTATAACTAGGATTTTTTATCATGCCTTCATTATTTGAAGTAACTGCTGGATCTTTAGTAGGCCCAACAGATGGTGGCACTGTAACTCAGGCCACAAACAAATCAACAGGTGTCACTCTAAATACAGAGTCTGGACAAATCACAATGAACAATGCACAGCTTAATGCTGGTGTAGAAGTATCTTTCACAGTAACTAACAGCAAGATTGCAGCAACAGACGTTGTTGTAGCTTGTCATGGTTCTGCTGGTACTGCTGGTTCATATTTGGTAAATGCAAATGCGATTGCTGCTGGATCTTTTGCGATCACAGTTTCTAACGTATCTGCTGGAAACCTTAGTGAAGCTATTGTTATTAACTTTGTTGCTCTGAAAGGTGCATCAAGCTAATGGCTATGTACGCATTTAGGCGTATGAGAGAACAAAATGAGGCTGCCGAAAAAGCAGCTTCACTTGTTCAAACTCTAGAAAAGCCAAAACCAAAATCTAAGCCCAAAAAGGTAAAACTCAATGGCGATAACTCTTGATGCTACTGTTGGCGGTGCTAACGCAAACACATATATCACTCTTGCTGATGCAAACTCTTTTATTGAGGGTTTAGTGCTTAGTGATGACGCTGCGGCATGGGACGGTTCAAGCAACGACAATAAAAATCGTGCTTTGTTTACAGCAGCCCAAAGAATAGACAGAGAGAAGTTTTTAGGAGCAAGAGTAGATGATACTCAAGCTTTGGAGTGGCCTAGATCAGGAGTAAGGAAACCTGACACATACACTAACTTGTATGGTTTAAGCTTTCCAAATAGATTAGTTGCTGATTATTACCTTGATACTGAAATCCCAGACAGGGTAAAACACGCACAGGTCATCTTGGCTGTATATCTAAACAACAATAGGAACGGTTTAGAACTAAGCGGCTTAGAGGACTTTGCTGCTGTAAGTATTGGAAATATAAACGTAACTCCTAGATTTTATGGAGCTACTGGTATTGATCGTATTCCACCGATAGTTGATCATTACTTGATGGGTATTAGAATAGGTGGAAGAGCAAACTTATCAATCAAGAGGTCTTAAAGTGAATTACGGCTACCAATACCCAGCAGGGTTAATTATTACAGATACAAATGCTCATACAGGCAGATTTGGCAAAGTGCATTGCTTGACAGATGCTGAAGCAACTTTTGTAGCTGAGAACTTAACAGAAAATGGTTCATCAACTATCAATGGCATCACAATGAAAGCATCATCTGAAATTGAGGGTGTTATCACAAGCATTACTCTTGCAAGTGGTCAAGTCATAGCTTATTCATTATGAGTCTTGCTAATGCACTAAAAAAAGCTGCTAGTGCTTCACTGAAGAAGCTTGGTGGTGATGTGACTATCAGAAAGGTAACAGCAGGGGCATATAACACCACTACTGGAGCTATTACTGAATCTACATCTGATACAACTATCAAAGGTGCTTTAAGCAATGTTTCAAGAAATCAGGTAAATGATTTAATTGAGTCACAAGATAAGTTGCTTACTATATCTGCTGGAGATATAACATTTGTTCCTACTACAAAAGACAGAGTTGTTATAAGCAGCGTAGAATTTAAAATTATTCAAGTTATAACAAATGAACAAAATAATACACCTGTAAGTTTTGATCTTATCTTGAGGTAAACATGACAAGAAAAATAAGGTTAGATCAAATTGATGATGTTATGAAGGAAGCAGTAGAGGATTTAGTGGCAGCAACTACTTTGGAATGGACTAGAAGAGTAAAAAAAGCTACACCAGTTTTTTCTCTAGATAATTATCCTAATTTAGATTCTATACCTGACTTTTTTACATTACCAAATGGGCAAGTAGTTCCTTTTAAAAAAGCTTTATTAAGTCATGGGGCTGGCGGTACACTTCGTGGAGCATGGCAAACAAAAATTAAAAAATTTCAAGGAGAAGTAACAAATAATCTTCCATATGCAGAACCTGTTTGTTTTGGAACAAACTTACCACCATCATGGCGTGGGAGATACAGAACAAGACAAAAAACTGTTGCTGGATTTCCAGAACTTATTGGAAAAGAACTGACAACAAATTATATTCCTAGACAGCTTTCAAGAATAGTGAGGAAAAAATAATGGCAGCAACAGATCTCAATACCGTCAGATCCACAATAGAGGCTAGGTTAGCCACAGAGCTTGCTTCAAGCCCTGCAATACCTGTTGTATTTAACAATATGACCTTTGACTCTACAACTGAAGATACCTTTGTCCAATGTGTTACAAGTTTTGGTTCTCATCAATATTTAACTCAAGGAGACACAAGTAATGCTTTTAATGATGTTGTTGGTCTTGTCGTTTTGAATGTTTTTACTGAAGAAGGGATTGGTGCTGGTGCAAATTACACGATTGGCAAAAGATTAAGAGACTTATACAATAGAGTGACTGTATCTAATATAATTTTTGATTCACCTATTGGCCCTGAGGTTTTAACATCAAGTCCAGAAGGAAAGTTTCAAACACAAATTAGAATCACATTTAACATTTATGAGGATCTCTAATGATTGAAATTACAGAAGAAATGCTTGACGCTATTGAGGCTGTTAAGGGCAGACGAGAGGCAAATTATTGGGATAATTCATGTAAAAGATACATGGAAAAACAACAAGCAAATAAAAAAGATGTAAAAAAGTCAGAAAAGAGTTAATATATTTATAAATCTTTCTTTTTATTGTTATGGCTGCTGTAAAAGGCGATGTTGGGCAAGTTAAATTTGATGATGCTGGTTCATCTGTTAACCCAGTACTAGGCACAAGATCATGGTCTATGTCTATTACAAAAGACACTCAAGAAACCACAGTCCAAGGTGACACTTTTAAAAAATTTGTTGGAGGACTTATTGAGGGTGAAGGTTCTGCTGAACTTGTATATGACGCATCTGCAACAGGTGAAACTGCAACCTTTATGGATGGAGTTTTAACTACAGGTGACTTAGGTACAGCTGCATTTGAACTGTTTCCAGACAGTTCTAGTGCAACAAAGAAAATCAGTTTTGATGGATTAATTACAAGTTTTGAACACGCTTCATCTTTAGGAGATATTCAAACAATCAACATTACATTTAAGCCAAACGGAACTATAACTTCAGCTATCTAATAAGAAAAATTCTTCGCATTTTTTATGGCAAATCAAAGAACCGCAGACCTCATCATTAATGGTTTTAAGGATGAGATGACTACCAGACGCAAATATGAATTAAAAGATTCTGCTGGTAAAATTTTAGCTACTTTGTACTTTCCACCCATAACTAGATTTGATAGACAAAAGGCTCAACAGCTTGCGGGTACTGATGAAGCTTTAACAGTTTCCACTCAGTTACTTTGTAAGATGGCACAGAAAGAAGATGGAACGCCAGCTTTTGATATGTCAGATGCACCAATGTTGCAAAGACAACTACCTGAGAAAGTATTAAATGATCTTGAATTGTTTTTGTTTAATATTGAACTAGATATTGATACAGCAAAAAACGAATAAAGCGAGATAATTGGTTAAACTTTGAATTTTTTCTCGCAACAGAACTTGGTAAAACATTAAAAGAACTAAGGTGTTCTTTATCGGAAGAGGAGTTAATTTATTGGGCTGCCTATTATGAAGTTAAATATGATAGAGAAAAAAAAGAACTTAATCGTCAAAGAGCAAAATAAGGGTAATATATAATAAAGGCTTTTTTTATTTGTGGCAGAGTCAGTTGTTACCCTAAGAGTTGATGCCACTAGTGCAACAAGAGCATTACAGGGTGTCCAAAATAAATCAAACAAACTAGAGAGAGCTTTTGGTGGTTTAAAGACAGCAATAGCTGGTATTGGAATTACAGTTTTAGCAAAACAAGCTGTTCAAACTGCCTCTAATTTTGAAAAATTGAATGTCAGACTTGGTTTATTAACTAAAGCATCAGGAACTTTTGCTAAATCTCAACAAATAGCTGCTGACGCACAGAAAGCATTTGGATTAAGTGCAACTGAAGCTTTAGAAGGTATTACAAATATAACGGCTAGGTTAGCCCCGCTAGGTGTAGGTGTAGATGATATTAAAAGTACTTTCTTTGGATTTAATACGGCTGCTAAGTTGGCTGGAGCATCAACTATTGAAGCTTCAAATGCTTTTAGACAGTTAGCACAGGCTTTAGGTTCTGGGAGGCTTGCTGGAGATGAATTTAGAAGCATATCTGAACAGATTCCAACATTATTACAACCTATTGCAAAAGAATTAGATGTACCTATTGGAAAACTTAAAGAATTAGCTGCTGAAGGTAAATTGACAAGTGACGTTGTTTTAAGAGCCTTAAGGGAAATTGAGACTGAAGGTGCGGCTTCTTTAAAAGAATTAGTTGCTAATGACCCGACACAAGTTTTTAAAGATTTATCAAATGCCTCTGAGGACTTATCAAGAGCCGTTGGTGAATTATTAGTCCCTGCTGTTATTCCAGCTGTCAAAGGTTTAACAGAGCTTACAAAGGCTGCTGTTGATTTTGTTAATTCACCAATAGGAAAAACCTCTGCAATATTTATTGTGATAGCTGGGGCTGTCAAAACAGCAACAGTCGCTTTTGTGGCTGTTGAAGCTGCTATGCTTGCGGCTGGTGGTGCGGCTGGTATTTTGGCAATTGCGTTAAATGCTTTACCTTTTGTTGCTATAGCGACAGGAGCGGGGTTATTAACAACTGCATTAATAAAAGCAAATGATGAAAAGAAAAAATTTAATGATCTTGTAAATAAAGGTGGGGAAGAAGAAGTTACTCAAGCACTTAGAGACCAAGCAAAAGTTATTGGAGAGTTACAAAATAGATTTGATCAAGCAAGAGGAAGAGAGAAAAAAGCCTTAGGAAATAGATTGAAACAGGCTGAAACTGAAGCTAGAATTTTAGAAGGCAGATTACAAACTATAAAATCAGATAAATTAATTGAAGAGTCAGCAAATAAAATTGTTGAATTGAAAAAAAATGAAAAAAAACAAAATGAAGAAAATAAAGAATTAACTGATAAACAAAAAAAAGATATTGAAGATTTTGCAAAATCAATTGCTCTTGTATTTAAAAAAGAAAAAGAAAGAAAAGAAGCTTTTGATAAATTTATTGCAAAACAAGAGCAATCAGGTGAGTTGTTACAGGCAGCAATTGATGGAAATGAAAAAGAAGTAAAACTGCAACACGACATTAACAATGCTGTAGCAATACATGGTGAACATAAGAGACAAGAAATTACAAATATACTTACTGCTAATCAGGCTTTAAAGGATCAAAAAACAGAAATTGATAAAAATGCTGAGGCAGCAGAAGCTTTAAAAAATAAATTTGACCAGATAGGAAATCAAATAAAAGATGGAATAGTACAAAACCTTACAGATGCTGTTATGGGTACACAGACATTAGCTCAATCTGCAATAAATGTATTAGAACAAATGAGAAGAAAACTTATTGAGGTTGCTTTACAAAAAGCCTTGGCTGGGCTTGGAGGGCCTATTGGTGGATTTTTTGGTAGTTTGTTTGGTCGTGCCAATGGTGGTCGGGTAAGTGCAAATCAACCTTATATGGTTGGTGAACGTGGACGAGAAGTTTTTGTTCCTACTACATCAGGTACAATTGTTCCTAATAATCAACTAGTCGGAGGTAATACAAATGTTATTAATGTTTCCGTTGATGCCTCTGGTACAGAAGTAGAAGGTGATGACGAGTCATCTAATCAACTAGGTAAACTAGTAGGACTAGCTGTTCAACAAGAACTCATAAAACAACAAAGGGCTGGGGGGCTTTTATCTAGAACATAATTATGGCAACTTTTCCAAGTATCACACCAACATACACCTTCACAAAAATCACAAGTCCAAATGTAAGAACTGTTAATTTTGGTGATGGGTTTCAGCAAAGGTTAACATTTGGCATCAATCAGAATCCTAAAACATACAGCCTAGAATTTAATGTAAGTCTTGCTGATGCAAATGTAATAGAATCATTTTTAAATAGTAGAGCCTTTGATAATGAGAGTTTTGATTTTACGCCACCGCAAGAAGCAATATCAACATCAGGTACGTTTGTAAGGTCATCAGGTTCTAAAAACGCAGTTATAACAGCAACAAATCATGGTATAGCTTTGGGAGATAAAGTAGTGATAGATTTTGCATCTGGTATAAATGATGGAACTTATATTGTTAATGCAAGAACGCAAAATACCTTCACTATTGAAACAAATGCTACTACTGCTGTGAGTGGAAATGTAACTTCTGCAAGTATTTCGGGTCAGAAAAAATTTATATGTAAAAGATTTTCAAAAACAACACCGTATAACAATAGATCAATAGTCACTTGTACTTTTGAAGAGGTTTTTGAAGTTTAATTATGGCTTACACACTTTGGTCAGCTAATACTGCAATCAGTCTTGGAACAGTTGTAGCATCAGCAAGTCAAGTATTACCTACTGGCTTAGTTTTTAAATGCACTACCGCAGGCACAACAGGTTCAAGTGAGCCGTCTTTTGGTACGGATGTTGGTTCTACAGTCACAGATAATACTGTTGTCTGGACTGCTATAAGTAGTGTATTTGAAGATTTAAATAGTTTTGCACCTGATAAAATTATTGAGTTATTTGAGATTGAGTTTACATCAGCAGTAGCAACCGTTGTTGGAGTAAACAAATATTATTTTCATGCTGGATTAAATGAAGGTTTTACTGGTAATGTTGTTTTTAATGAAAATGTTTATACAGCAGTTCCTATTAAAGCAGAAGGCTTTGAACTTACCACACAAGGCACTATTCCAAGACCTACAATAACCATTGCTAATCTGAATGGAGGTATAACAACTTTATTAAAATTAGTTAACACTGCACAATATACAACAAACCCTAGTCAAACAGCTGTATTTAGTGGTAATGATCTTGGTAATAGTGAAGTTAGACGAATAACAACTTTAAAAAAATATTTGGATGGTGAGCCTGATGCGGATATAAATGCACGTTTTCCAGACCAAATATTTGTAATAGATAGAAAAATATTAGAAACAAGAGATGTTGTCCAATTTGAGCTTGTAAGTGCAATGGATCAACAAGGTAAAATGATACCAAAAAGACAATGCGTGTCAAATATTTGTCAATGGGTTTATCGAAGTTCTGAATGTAGTTATACAGGCACGAATTTTTTTAATATAAATGACCAATCAGTTTCAAGTGCTGCTGATGATGTATGTGGTAAAAGACTTACATCTTGTAAAGCTAGATTTGGTCAAGATCCATTACCTTATGGTTCATTTCCTAGTGTTGGAACTTTAAAATGAATTTATCAGATGAACTTAAAAAGGAGATATTGCTACACGCAAAAGATGAGTTACCTAATGAATCATGCGGTCTTATTATTGTTAGAAAAGGTAGAAAAAAATATAGAAGGTGTAAAAATGTTTCTGAAGTTCCTAAACAAACTTTTGTTCTTGCAATTAATGATTATGTAAAAGCAGAGGAAGAAGGAGAAATAATTGCAGTTGTACATTCACATCCTTTTGAACAACCAGAGCCTAGTATTGCAGATAAAGTTGCTTGTGAAAAATCAAATCTGCCTTGGTTTATTGTTAATCCAACCATTGAAAAATGGGGATATTGCGAACCTTGTGGATTCAAATTACCTTTAGTAGGCAGAGAATTTAATTTTGGTATAGTGGATTGTTATTCTCTTGTAAGAGATTATTTTAAACAAGAACTTAATATAGAAATTAGAGATTATTTTAGAGAAGACAAGTTCTGGGAAAAAGGCAATAGTTTGTATGAAGATAATTATGATAAAGAGGGTTTTAGGAAAGTTTCATTAAACGAAATTCAAAAACATGATGTTTTATTGATACATTTAGAGGCAAATTTACCTAATCATGCAGCAGTTTATTTAGGTGACCAACAAATATTGCACCATGTACAAGGTCGATTAAGTAGCAGAGATATACTAGGAGAGTATTATATAAAAAATACAGCTTTTGTTGCTAGGCATAATACTTTATGAAAATTGTAAAAGTCTATGGACAATTAAAAAAGAAACTAGGTCAATCAAGTTTTGAACTTGATGTTAATACTCCTGCTCAAGCAATAAAAGCTTTATGTGTAAATTTTCCAGATTTAACTAATTGGTTTATTGATAATGACCAAAATGGCTATGGTTATAAAGTAGAAATAGGAAAACAAAAAGTTTATGCAGAAGATTTAAAACCAATGCTCCAACCTTTTGCAGAAAAAGATATTTTAAGAATTGTGCCTGTTATCAAAGGTGCTGGTAGGGGTGTAGGTCGTTTTTTGTTAGGTGTGGCTTTAGTTGGTGTGGCCTTTGTTGCTGGCCCTTCAAGTTTGGCATTAATTGGTGCTGGAACGTCAAAAGCTTTAACTTATATTGGTACATCTTTAATTCTTGGCGGTATTAGTCAAATGTTATCGCCATCACCACAACCTATACCAGAAGCATCAAAGTTACAATCTTTTAGTTTTAGTGGCATTGTTAACGTTGCTGATCAGGGTGTACCAGTTCCAATTTGTTATGGTCGTGTATTTACTGGTAGTGTTGTGGTAAGTTTTGGTTTAGATAGTGACCCTGCATCACCATGACTGAAGAAAATAAAATTATTAGAGGTGCAAAAAAAGGTGGCGGTGGCCCTAGAACACCTATTGAACAACCAGATACTTTACAAAGTACGCAATTTGCAAGAGTGTTGGATCTTATTTCTGAAGGTGAAATTGATCAGATAGAAGGTGGTGCTGCTGGAATTTTTTTAAATGATACAGCACTTACAAATTTTTCTGGTCATACTTTTGAAACAAGAACAGGAACACAGACACAAACTTATATTTCTGGAGTTGATGGAATTGAATCAACTACCTCTGTTAATACAAACGTAACTGTAGCTGCTGGGCCAGTTACACAATCCATAACAGGTGCTAATACAGATAGAGTGCGAGTGCAAATCGAAGTTCCGAGTTTGCAAATAGTTACAGATGAAGGTGATGTTATCGGACACTCTGTTCAATTTACTATTTCAGTTCAATATAATAACGCTGGTTATAATGTAGTAAGGACTGAAACTATAAGTGGCAAAACAAGTAGTCCTTATATAAAGTCATACACAATTGGAATTAGTGGAACGTCACCACAAGTAAGAGTTACCAGATTAAGTGCTGATGAGACAAGTATTAAAAGACAAAATATTATAAAATGGAAAAGCTTTGTTGAAATTATTGATGAAAAATTAAGGTATCCAAATAGTGCTATTAACTTTCTTGAACTTGATGCAAGAAACTTTACTAGTATTCCAACTAGAAAATTTTTAATACGAGGAATCAAAGTACAAATTCCTCACAATGCAACAGTGGATACAACAACACATATAGGTCGTATAACTTATAGCGGTTTATTTAATGGCACTCTTGGGGCTGCAACATGGACAAATGACCCTGCGTGGATTTTATATGATTTACTAAGAAATGATAGATATGGCTGTGGGATTGATGCATCACATTTAGATGTTTTTGATTTTTTTGCAATTTCACAATACTGTAATGAATTAGTCAGTGATGGTAATGGAGGGCAAGAGCCAAGGTTTTCATTGAATATTGTTATGAATACACGCAAAGAAGTATTTACAGTTATTAAAGAATTAGTAAACGTATTTAGAGGTTTAGCATTTTTCTCATCTGGATCATTTGTTATTAAACAAGATAAGCCAACTGACAGCACCTATGTAATAAATAATAGTAATGTTTTAGATGGTTTTTTTGAATATAACGGTACTTCAATTAAATCAAGACATACTTGTGTAACTGTTGCTTATCAAAATTATGACATGAATGGCGAGGTACAGTTTGAAAGAGTTGAAGATGCTGATGCTGTTAGAGTTTATGGAGTAAATCATAAAGAGGTAAGAAGTTTAGGTTGTTATTCTCAAGGTCAGGCTCAAAGGTTAGGAAGATGGATTTTAGAAACAGAAAGATATTTGACTCAAACTGTATCTTTTTCTGTTTCTGTTGATTCTGGTTTAATATTGATTCCAAGTATGGTTGTATCTATTGCCGACAGCTTGAAAACGTCAGCAAGAAGAGGAGGAAGAGTAAAAGCAGCTACAACAACTGCAATAACAATAGATAGTATTGAAGATATTGGGACTGTTACAACCGAGTCATCACAAAAAATAATGCTTGTTCTACCAACAGGAATTGCTGAAGAAAGAACAATTAGTAGTATTTTATCTGCATCAGGTTCAGATAATACCGTTTTTATTGTGCAAGTAAGTTCACCATTTTCACAAGCACCTGCTGTCGGAAGCTTTTATGCAATCGAAACAAATACAGTGAAATTAGAAAAGTATAGAGTTATAAGGGTAACTGAAGAAGAAGATAGAGTACATACAATTACTGCTGTGCAATACGATCCAGATATTTATGGTCGTATTGATACGCCTATTATTGCTCCACCAGTACCAGATCCTATTAGGAATGATCCAAATCCAATCACAGATTTAGTTTTTGAAACTTTTTATTATACGACTTCTGGAAGTTCAAGTATTTTAATTGGATGTAATGTAAGTTTCACCCATGACAGACTAAGGACTGTTGAATATCATGTTGATTATAAAATAGATAATGATAATTTTACCGAAATAATAACACCATCACCAAATATTGAATTAAAAGGACTACGAACTGGCACTCTAACTTGTACAGTTTCAGCATTTAATTTTTTAGGCGGTAGGAGTACCGCTTACACTGAAACTCATGTAATAGTTGCAAAAACTACCGCACCAGAAGATATTTCAAACTTACAAATTAGTCAGATAAGTGACAATCAAGCACTTTTAAGTTGGACTCCTTCTACTACTACAGATGTTATTACAGGAGGCTATGTAGTAATAAGGCATAGTACTAACACAAATGCCACTTTTAGTACGGCTGCTTCTTTGGCTCAAGTAGCTGGTAGTTCTTCAAGTGCTATTGTTGAGGCTATTTCTGGTAAATATTTTGCAGTATTTGAAAACATATTAGGAGTACAGAGTGCAAATCCAGCAAGTGTTACTTTTACAGCAGATACAGGAAATAAAACATTAATACTAGACAGAAAAGAAGATACTGATAGCCCACCATTTCAAGGTACTTTTACAAATACAGAAAGATATTTAGCACCAAACTATGCAACACCTTTAAATGGAATTGTTCTTAGTGGAAACATATTATGGGATGCTGTTACCAGTTGTGATGCTTTGACTAATTGGGATTTTCCTAATACTGTACAAAGTTCTGGTGAGTACGTTTTTGATAATGTTCTTGACTTGGAAGATTTATATACAGTGACTTTTCAAAGAAGATTATCTGTCACTGGATTTAATGTTGATACAGGAAACGCTGTTACAGATGTGGATGCAAAAGTATATGTTAGAAGTACAGCAGATGATCCTAGCAGTGGTTCAGCCTCGTTTTCTTCATACCAAGAATTTTCGTCAACAATAATACAGGCCAGAGGTTTTCAGTTTAAAGTTGTTCTTACTTCTGAAAGTTCAAAATCAAATATATGTGTTACAGAATTAGGTGTACAAGCATTTTTAAACCCATTTCAACAATTTCCTTTTACTGCAATTGCAAGTGGCACATCTACAAAATCAGTTGTATTTGATAAAAAATACTTTGCTGGTGTTAGTGCCACTATTGGGGGTGCTGGAGCGTTTACACCTGTAGTTGCTATTACATTGCAGAATGGACAAAGTGGTGACAATTTTACTTTGTCATCAATCACTAAGTCTGGTTTTAGTGTTGATGTAAAAGATTCGTCTAATAACTTTGTAAACAGAAACTTTATTTACCAAGCAAATGGTATAGGCTAGAATAAAATTAATTTAGTATAATTTTGTGGCACAAGACGCATTATCAGTAGGGAATGGGACAGGTGCAGCCGTTAGAGCAGCTATAAATGCAGCGATGCAGGCAAGTGCCACGAACCAAAGTGGTTCATCCGCCCCATCAACACCATATCCTTTTCAATTTTTTGCTGATACAAATACTAATACTTTAAAACTTCGTAATGCTGCAAATAACGCATATATAAACGTTTCTGGAGTTGGTCAGATTGGTGCAGATAATTTAGGTTTACTTCCTAAAACTGGTGGAACGATAAGCGGTAATTTAATAGTATCTGGAGATTTGACTGTAAATGGATCTACAACCACCATAGATACTACTACCCTTACAGTTGAAGATAAAAATATTGAACTCGGTAAAGTATCAAGTCCAAGTGATACAACGGCTGATGGTGGTGGGATTACATTAAAAGGAACAACAGATAAAACATTTAACTGGATTGATTCAACAGATTGTTGGACAAGTAGTGAACATATTAATGTTCCTGATAATAAGGAATTAAAACTAGGTTCAGCACAAGAGGTAAGATTTTTTCATACAGGTAGTGCGACAAATCTTATAGTAAGTCAGCATTTTTTTAATTTACAGGCAAACGGTTACTTTTTTTATAATCAAGCTGGCGATGAAACTTTATTATCATTAGAACAAAACGGTGCAGTAAAAGCCTATTTTGACAATACAGAGCGTTTTGCCACAGCAAATGATGGTGCTAATATAACTGGCAAATTGCATCTAAGCGATAATCTTGACATGGCTGATGATGCTGATATTTTATTAGGTGATAATGACGAATTTCGTATTTTTCACGATGAATCAAATGGACTAAATTATATACAAGCACATAACAATGGGCCTTTAGTCTTAAAAGGTTCAAGTGATATTTTAGCTCAATTTAATCAATCACAAGGAGTAATTTTAAGATTTAATAATTCAACAAAATTTGAAACTACGTCATCAGGTATTACGGTTACAGGTGGAATCGTAGGGTCAACAGACGCAACAATAAATTCTGTATCAATAGGAAAAGGAGCAAACTCTGTTGCTGGTAACACTGTTCTTGGAGAGAGTGCTTTAGATGCTTCTGTGTCTGGTGGGAAAAATACTGCTATTGGAAAAAATACACTAACAGCAAATACTTCGGGAACGCAAAACACTGCTTTAGGTAATGAATCTCTAGAAACAAATACAACTGCATCTAACAATACTGCTGTGGGTCATCAATCCTTACACGATAATTCAACTGGCGAAAGATGTACTGCCGTTGGTACAAACGCTTTGGCAGATAATACAACTGCAAATAATAATAATGCTTTTGGTTATCAAGCACTTCTTTTAAATACAACAGGTTCAGAAAATAATGCATTTGGCAAAGGTGCTTTAGATGCTAACACCACTGGAATTAATAATGTTGCAATGGGTCATAATTCACTCGGAGCAAACACAACAGCATCAAATAACGTTGCGGTAGGGTATCAAGCTTTACTATCAAACACAACTGGAACAAAAAATGTAGCCGTAGGTGCTAACGCTTTAGATGCTGCAACCACCGCAAACTCTAACGTAGCTATTGGACATAGTTGTTTAACTGCTAATACAACAGGTGAGCAAGGTGTTGGAGTAGGACAGCAAGCACTTGCAAGTAATACAACAGGAAATTTTAATACGGCAGTAGGTAGGAGTGCCTTAAACGCAAACACAACAGCATCTAGCAATACTGCGCTTGGTTATTTTGCACTTGATTCAAACACAACTGGAAGTTCTTTAACAGCAGTTGGAAAAGGTGCTTTAGATGCCAATACTACTGCGGTATCAAATACTGCTGTGGGTGTAAATGCTTTAGGTAGTGCTACAACTGGAGCAGAAAATGTAGCGATTGGTCACGAAGCCCTTTTAGATTGCACTACAGGACAAAAAAATATAGCAATGGGTACAAGTGCAGGGGCTAATTTAACAACAGGTGAGAGAAATGTAGCACTTGGTAATTTTTGTATGGCTGATGCTGCTGTTACAGGAGATAATAATGTAGCAGTTGGAGATAATGCTTTAAGAGAATTAACTTCAGCATCTAATAACACTGCGGTTGGTAAGGATTCTTTAAAAGAAAACACAACTGGAGAAAATAACGTTGCTTTAGGTAGTATATCTTTACAGAATAATACAACCGCAAGTAATAATACTGCCGTTGGCTATGGAGCTTTACATTCAAACACTACTGGATCTGAAAACACAGGAATAGGTCAGCAAGCATTAGTCCAAAATACTACTGGAGCTAATAACACATCTTTAGGTAGAAATGCCTTAAATTCAAACACAACGGCCTCTAATAATACAGCTGTAGGAACCTCGGCTTTGCTTCTAAACACAACTGGAACAGGAAACGTAGCTCTTGGTAGAGAAACATTAGATGCTAACACTACAGGAAGTTTTAATATTGCCGTAGGTAATAGTGGATTAGGAGACAACAGTACAGGGTCAAGTAACACCGCTATGGGACAAGGTGCATTAGCAGCAAATACGACTGCTAATAATAGTACTGGTGTTGGCAGAAATGCGTTAGTATCAAACACAACAGGAGGAGACAACACTGCCTGTGGTTCTATTGCTCTTGATGCTAATACTACAGGTTCTACTAATTGTGCTTTTGGTAGAGATTCTTTAGGTAAAAACACAACAGGTTCGGGTAACTGTGCTTTTGGTCAATCAACCTTATCAAATAATACAACCGCAAGTAATAATACAGGATGTGGCTCTGGTGCATTAATAGCAAGCACAACTGGAGCAAATAACACTGCTATAGGTAAAGATGCTGGTGCTGGTTGTACTACAGGTAGTAATAATACTTTTCTTGGTCACAACTCAGGAAGTGCAGGTGTAGGTAACGTTCAAACTAGCAGTAATAATGTGTGTATTGGTGACAATAATGTTACAGATGCTTTTATAAAAGTTAGTTTTACAACAGGTTCAGATAGAAGAGATAAAACAGATATTACTGATTTCACTTATGGATTATCATGGATAAATAAATTAAATCCAGTTACTTATCGTTGGGATAATAGAAGTAATTATGAAAACGGTATTCCAGACGGAAGCAAAAAAGCACCAAGACTTAATATAGGATTAATTGCACAAGATGAACTTGAAGTTGAAAAAGAACATGGATTTGGAGATACATCAGATAATATGCTTATTTCTCATATAGATGATGGTGGTAATTATGGTATGCAATACGATAAATTAGTTCCTATTTTAATAAATGCAGTTAAAGAGTTATCTGCAAAAGTCACAGCCCTCGAAGCAGGGTAAACTGTAACTAATTACTTTTTTAACATGGAAGAAAAAACCGCAGATGAAATTGCAGCAATCTTTTCTGCTGCTGGCGATAGCGTAACTCTTATTAATGCAGATGCAAACTATTCAGCTTACACAGCAAGAACAGGATCTTCTGATACGGAAACTGAATGGAAAGATATGATTAAAAGAAACACTGACCATCTTGAAATTATAAAAGCTTATAAAAAAGTTGATGGTACTACTTCTATCTGGACATCCGAATCGTTTACAGACATAGATGCTGCTATAACTAAAGGTAAGACACTTTATTCTTAAATTATGAATTTACAAGAAAAATTACAGCAACTTGCCAAAAAAAGAGAAGAATTGTTTATTGCTATGTATGAAATTAACGGAGCGATGAAGATTCTCGAGGAACAGATTCTTGAGACTCAAGAGACGTCCGAATTAAACCAGCCATCAAAAACAAAGGCATCAAACCAACAATTAAAAACAAAGTCATAAAAGTCAAAGGCATAATCAACATTTTTAAAATTTCTTTTAACATAAAATGCTAGACCGTATTATAAAAATTATTTCTATCTTGTCATTTTTGATGTCAGTTTCAATGGCAGCTTTTGGATTTGTAGCAATACGCTATATGCAAAGCCCTGAGTTTGAAAGAACACTTAAAAACAAAATCATGGGAAGTCTTGAAAATAAATTACCAGATGTAATGGAAGACAAGATACCAAATTTGACAGGGCCATCTATACAGCTACCAGAAAAAAAAAATTAAGCCAAAATAACGATTCAAATGAATGGTTTTGGGATTATATTGAAAAAAAAGGTAGAGAAAATATAGACTGGGAATTAAAAGGTAAATGGAAATAATTAAAATACCACAGATACAAATAAAAGAAATTTATATTCCCAGAACGAGAACATGGGAACAATATCCAACAACTTTAGACATTATTGATAAACCAAAGCTTGATTATCCTGTTGTAAGTTATCCAACATTCGAGGCTCTACAATATCACCCTGACAAATTTATTCCAACAGATCCTGTAAAGCAGCCAGAACAACCTCAACCAGAAATACCACAGCCGCCAGAATATAAACCACAAGTCAAGAAAGATAAAGAGTTCTTTGTCAAATGCCCTAACGAAGATAATATTGCAGTAGGAAGTTACCCTAATGATTTAAAGCTACAAGTCGTTATCGGTCATTCTGTTAAAAATGGTAAGTGTTATGAAATCTACAGAGATTCAACCTTTGTTGAGAAATGGATACCTAGTACTCCTATTCTTGTTAACACTTCAATTATTGCTGTTACTGCGGCTAGTTCTCCTATCATAGCCAATTTACTCAAAAACCTCATCAAAACAGCTATTAAGCGTCTGACTAAATCTAAGGATAAATCAAAGGCACAAGCATAAGCAAGCAAAATTACAAGCCCCTTACAGGCGATTCTGAGTGGACTAGATTTATTTATTTAGCTCAATTTTGTGTGTATGAGGTATAACTTGGTTCATTTTCGGTTTACTTATAATATCGGAGCAAAGATCGAAGTACTCAGATTGTGGAGAATATTCTGCCCCACTGACTCTAAGCTCATGGCAATTTTTAAGTCTGGCCAATTCGTAGTTTAATCTGGCTGTCGATAATTGTTGCCGCATTATCTTTTCTTGAGTAGTTGCACTTTTAAGGCAAGCATTTTGAAAACGCTTATCTAATGGAACAGATATTGTTGCAGCTATCCCAAAGTTAAAAGAAGTGGCATCTTTGTTGCCGCTGTAGTTTTCTCTGTAGTAGAGAATTTCACCCGCATTTGTATAGTTTCCGTCTGAGTCTGTTGCCTCGTTGTAGACTGGCGTATGAAAAATGTAGTCTTGAGGACGCTTTATTGCAACGGAAGTTGTGGCGAATGGGCTGACCGATAGTGTAGCTCCAGAACATTGAATACCACCACCATAGCTGTTTTCTGTCATAGGCCCTGTTAGAACTTGGGTTGCGAAATTCGATACACTGGAACTTGTATTCGATTGTGGATTCGCTATTGTGCTTTGATTCGCGTAACTAGGCAGACAAGAAAAAAGGGTTATTAGTTGGAAAATATAATAGTAGTATCTGTTACCACCTCTGAGGTCACTTGCCTTGTGATGTCGATTACTGATTCGAGAGAAGGGCCTTTGTAAAACTCTGAAAATTGAAAAGCACCTTGACCTGTTTGTTGCCATTGAGGTTTTTGATCCATGTTCAAGCCTGTCCATTCGTAGGTAGTTCCATTGATGGTTTCTGTCACTGTGGCATTTGGCATGGATATTGAATCACAGTTGCCGCATGAGATACCAGAACCAGTGACACTGTAGGTATAACCAGAATTGTAGCGAACTTCTCGGATATTTTCTGTGAGATTATTAGTGGTGACAGATCGACTTGTAGATGTAGCACTGTTAAAGTTTGGCACTACAGTTTGAGCATAAGCTGGACTAACAAAAAATAAAATCGGCAGATATTTCCACATTAATCAACAGTTAAGTCAGTAACAAATTGACCAGTAAGAACGACTCCAGTTCCTGTTCCAGCAGAAAGAGTCATTGTGTGATTATCTAATGAAACGGCTGCTGTGCCTACTGAGCCAGCGGCAGTTGAAGTCAAATCACTGAAGTTTCCTACTGTTCCGACAGTTGGTGCTGATCCAGCAGTAGCGTCCCCTTCGAGGTAGCTAGTACTAAATGAAAAGGCCTCGCCACTACTTGCTTGGACAACAGAACTGGGAAAGCTTATTGCTGGAGTTCCTGATGTGACAGAACCAAATCCACCAATAGTTGCGGCTGAGTTTGAGTCTGTTGTAGTTATGTTATTTCCACTGATGCTATAACTTGAGCCAATTTTATCGGCTGAAGTAGCTGCGGATAAACTCTCTAGCTTTACGCTTGAAGTTATTGAGTGTTGAATGTCACAATAGGCCGCAGTTGGAACACAGAGGGCGGCAAGTAGTAAGAGCTTTTTCATTTGATACCAACTTTAGTATTCTTATTATCCACTATAACTGGTTTCTTTCCGTTGCCATTTTTACCC